AACATACAGATTTGTCCTAAAGTTATTCGGATTCTCATATGTGATAATAGAGAATGGCGCCACATAGACCGGTATCGTCGCCATGATATTCTGGTTGTATGCCTGCGCCACGTTGATATTGTAGGTAGGAAAATTAACCTCTACGTTGATGGCTCGTATCTGATTCAGATTCACACAGTCCCGACCATATAAAAGATTCCCCGCGCTCGTTGTATTTGTCGTTTTACTAAACCCAATGATATGATTAAATGTCCCCGCATATATTGTAAAATTGCTGCTAGCATGCGTTATGAGTAGTTTGCTGGTTATACTGCTATACGTGATTGTATAATCAACTCCCATTGCCAGTTTCAAAACATCTATGAGCTGTGTTATATTGTAGTTTCCAGGTTGAATATAATATGTATTTACTGCCCCAGCTACAAGCCCCCAACTGAATGTATTATCAACGCTGGTTATGGAGTAGAAACTGTACGGGATGCTCGCATTTTGAAGTGAGAGGTAAATATGATGTCCATCAGGTATCTCTATGACCGGCAAATAATAAACACAATTCGCTGTGTTTCCGCCTATGGTCTCAGTTGCGTATCGCGAGTTTAAATATATTTGTAGTGATTCAACGTGTTCCATTAGTTATAATAATGCGAGATTTTCTAAACCTTCTCCCCGTTCTTAGTAATAAGCAGGTGATTAAAATTGCGGTATATAGCATTCTCTATCGTGTCAATATCTAGGTGCGCATATTCCTTTTCAAAGACATAATCGTAGAGGTTCTTCGCATCGTCTTCTTTCATCTGGAGTAATTCCTGATTGATGGAGTTCCACTCCTCTCTGTTCTTCGGTTTAAAAATCGTGGCAAATGTGGTTTGCTTCCGCAGCATCTTCGGCATATACAAATAAGATTGGAGTGTGAAAATGAAACACGTGTTGAGGTGGCGGGCTTTTATCAACATCGTATTCAACAATCGCTGGACATCCTTCTCTTTCAGTGTGCTGGCCATATCATCTATGACCACGCAGTTGTATTCCATATCGTCTTCGTCGTCGTGCTCCTCCTTGCGCTCTTTAAGTTCTTTATATAAATCTTCTAAGCTATCACGGGTCAGCTCGTTATAGACCTTGTCGTGCTTTTCAAATGGATGGTTTGCCACACTCTGGAAACTAATCGCCGGGGTGAATAAATACAAATGGTGGAACTTGCGGTGGTACGCCCCACCCCGTCTAAACTGATTCAGCAATAACGACGTCTTCCCCGACCCACCGGAACCAATCATCAAATAAATCATTCCATTGCGGCGCGATATCCCCTCTACAATATCGGGGATGTATTTATTCATTTTCTCCTTTATAGGTTTCGTCTCCTTAAACTTATCATTGGGTACTTCACTGATGATGAGAGACATTATAGGGTATGCCGAGATATTTAGGGCGTTGTTTAATTAAGGCAGAATTATTTTCTACCTCTATGATATACAATGGCAGACACTGAACCTGACGATGACACCGAGTCGCTGACTAAATCCAAGACCAAAAAGGAGAGAACCCCCGCGCAAATCGCAGCATTTGAAAAAATGAAAGCCGCCGCTGCCGCTAAACTGGGCAATAAGGCAATAGACCCCCACAAGAAGGCCGTGCTGGCTATGGTAAAAGAGAAGCTGAATGGACCACCGAAAAGTGCGGCTCCGCCGCCCGATAGTGATAGCGAGGAGTCAGCAGTGGAGGAGCCACCGGTGCCGCCACCAAAGAAAGTCAAGGCCCCCAAGATTGTAGAGGAGGTTGTAAAACCACCCAAGAAGAGCAAGGCCACCCCCTTGCCAGTTGAGGAGGATTCATCCAGCGACGAAGAAGTCATCGTGGTGAAGAAGAAGAAGAAGCCAAAGAAGAAGACGATTATCTATGAGGAATCGTCATCCGATGAAGAGCCCGCACCACCCAAGAGGGAAGCCCGCGAGACTCGTGATACTAAGACCCAGCAGAATAAAGCATCGCGGTTTAAGGTGTCGCTTCCGGAGACAAAGCCAGCGGGCCCTGTATATTACTTTGCTGAGTAGCGCGCCATTCGGCGCGACGCGCCTCTACACGTTCCAAATCTAATACTATCTTTCGTCGGCGTGCTTCTGTTGCGGATATTTTTGGTTTAGGCGGTGGCTTTGGTGGGTTCACTTTGATTGATGGGTCGTGCGGCGGGTCCGCCCTTTTCCGATGCTTCCCATCATTGGCAATGTAGCCCTTCTTCTTATCCCGCTGTCGTGATTTCTGAAGGTTATACTCGTCCTTGTGCGTTGAATACCATAATTGCCAGGCGATCCGTTGTCTCTCAGCTGACGTCAAATTGGGGGCGATATCTCTCATTTTATAATATCATGGGTTAATATAATCTATGATATTTGCTAAATCAACACGGGCAGGTAAGCGCTTTATGGCTACATTCGCAAATGGCAAGGTAGTTCATTTCGGGTCGGCCGGAGGCCGCACCTACATAGACCACGGGGATGAGGCGAAGCGTCGCGCCTACATCGCCAGGCACAGTAAAAACAATGAGAACTGGACCAACCCCTACAGCCCGGGAGCGCTGTCAAGATGGCTACTTTGGGGCGACTCTACATCTATGGATACAAATCATCGTATGTTTATGAAGAACTTTAAAGTCAGCTAATGTAGGCATTTTATAAGTGTATCAATTACACTTATGAAAAGGAGTTAAAGCGGGGGGTCGGGTCAAGTCGGGTCGACGAAGGAGACCTTTAATTCAGTTGTAGCCAAAAAATTGAAAATCGTAAATCTTTTTATTACGAATATATATACAAAAATGGATTACTGTGCTTCAATGAGACCAGCATTAAGGGAGGCGATATTGGAATCCAGTGTCAGTTCTAATTTCAGGGTAGCAACGGGTGAATGGTATGTGAATTATTATCTTGTTGTGGATGGGGTGTCTTGTGTTTGTGGTCAAGAGAACTGTAAATACATTTATTCTATTAAAAATCGGTACAACGAAAAAACTTTATTCCCTATTGGGAGTAGCTGCATGGAGTATTTCAACTGGAATGAAGAAGAAGCCGAGATTATCAGCGCATACAATAAATGGCACGAAAAGCTCTACAATAATGAAGGCGGGCAATATAATCAAATCCCATTCAATGAAGTAATAAAGGACGTTGGGTTTATTCGCCGATTGGTATATTCTCCCTCGGCTGAAAATAGACGTCTATATGCCTACGCAAAAGCAGTATGGATACACAATCCACCAGCGGTACAGTCAAAGAAAAAAGAACCAAGTTGTGAAAAATGCCAAGTTCAGAAAGAGAAAGGGTATCCGCGTTGTTATCAGTGTCATTTGAAAAAAAAGTCGTTGAAGGCTTAATTGGATGGAAGATTTTGGAAGGGTCAGCGGGCTAGCGGCCGCGGGTGCCTTTTTACCTCGGGCTATAAAATGCATTTCTATTTTCTAATTTTGGTATTTCCCAGAAAATAGAATATTTTTTTTTGGTTTTATAAGGGGGGACGAATATACCCGCTAACCCGCTACACCCGCTACTTTTATTATTATTATTATTAAAAAATTATAAGAATAACACTATAAACAGTAAGGAAACATAGCAAAAGACAACAATAAAAAAAATAGCGGGTTGGGTAGCGGGTTAGCGGGTTGGGCGGGACGGTCATCACCACGCCTTTATAACATAATCTGGCACCCTTGAATCCCCAATGCCGCCCTACATTTCTGGATATCAAATCTCCATCCCTTCAAATGAGAACTTCCAACGTTGTCTTCTTTTGCCATGCCATCAATCTTTAAAATTGCTAACCTACATGCAAATTGTAAACTATTACACTCATAACGAATACCTGTTTCAGTTGTCCATTCTTTGAATAAAGAAAACAATTCTGATGTGCTAATGAGTATTTTACCATTTGCCCTCATAAAATCAGTTATAAATAATCTCAAAGGCGGCGTCGCCATTTCTTTAAGATTGCGGTTATATTCGGTGACAGGTAATTTCATAGCTAATACGGTCTTGGCTTCTGGCATAGTATTAAAATACTCAAAAACAGTTTTCATTGAGTCGGCATCATCAAGGGTTGCATAAAACGCATCAAAATATGGTTTATTTTGAACCAACTCATCACTACATTGAACGAACCACTTTCGCCTGTCACCATCGGTTGTTGTCATTGGTTCATTCCCATAAGCGTCCGGGTTTGAGAACGCAATGAACTTATGGTAAGAAGGAACCTCAAACCGCGACTTGCCTTTGTCATTGATGCGAATTGTCGGCTCACTCACCAATCCCTTGATTTTACCCTCACAGCCGGCCATCTCTTTTTTGGATATTTCATCAAGACACACCAAATATGCGTTCAACATCAATGAATTGAACTCACCCCATACTTCCTTGCTTGGTTCTTGTGTTTGTAGTATTTTTGATGCCCCCAAAATGGCGACAAAAAATCGCAACAGCGAACCCTTCCCGCCTCCTTCTCTTGATATAAAAACGGGCATAGACAACTTGATAGATGGGAATTGAATAAGGCAGGCTATCCACTTAATAAAATATTCATAACAATATGCGTCGTGACCACATAGGATTTTAATGTGCTGACAAATCAATTTAATGGCAGCTGGTTTCGCAACATATTTGGTTACCGAGGCCATTTTGAAGTCTCTCCACGCATTATAAACACCACCCTCAATCATCAAATCCGGCGGCACAATTTGAATCTCGCGATAAATACGCATAGTCGGGTTATTATGAAGCCATTTGGAAATAAAGTTCAATTTCACAATTTCACCTTTTACAACAGCTTCGTATGTCATATGCTCGTAGGCGGTAGTCAGACTCGCTTTTGTCATAATTATATCTCCAGTATCTTGTGCTTTTATAAACGACGCAATATTGGTTATTTTACAGTGGGTCTTTTCAAATGTCTCGGCAAGGGCTTCAAATGAAAATTGGGCATTAATCTTTGGGGCTACAGCTTCGGGAACAACAGGTGCTATAAGAGGAACCTTCGGAATGCCCCCAGGTAACTGTTCATCAAACGCTTTCACTTCCCACTTAATATTAAATCCAAATGTGTTCAAAATGTGAGTCTCCATTGCTGATAGTATATCCGCATTTTTCAGCTCATCATTTAAAATCATAAAGCCGTCCTGACACGGGACAATGGCCTCCAATTTAAAACCAAAATCCGCGCATATTTTTGAAATACAAGACTCTTGTATCAATCGCTCAACGGATTGGGCCCACAACCCCATTATAGAGCGCTTCCTGGCTTGCTTATTTTTTTTCAACCACGCATCATTTGAGACATCATCAATCATATCGGCATTTTTACTGTAAAGCAAATCCATGACAGACAACAACTCTTTTTCCATAGCGACAACTTCGCCTATGTCAGCCCCCTCGGCATTATAAGTCTTCTGCCACTCCGCATATGACCCCCCAAACGCTAATGAAATGAACAGCTTCTTCGCCTGCTCATACGGGGAAATAACGACTCCTGTTTCCGAGTTTAATATGGGCCTCAAATAATGATGCTCTGCTACAGTGCGCCTCCATTTTTTGGGGTCTTGGCAATAAGCCTGACATTGCGTATTGATGATATTATGCTGCATACAAACCTGATTGATGACAGACGGCTGACAATTCACCATATCAAAATCTTTGTAGTTGGGCGCACAGAATGAATGTCGGGTTGGACGATGAAATAAGCTTTGCGACAACGACCCAATGGGTTGAACACGCCCCCAACGATGCCGAGCCATAATGTATTCAACTCTGACTTTATCAGTGTCGGCAATGTAATTCTGACGATAATTGAGAAGCAACTCGTGCTCATTTTTGTAGGGCATATGTTTGAACTTGCCAGTTTTGTGAAACTTGATTCCCATTTTATTCACAATGAATCCGTTGCACATTTCTGGGTCAACAACTTCATAGCAGGGAACACCACAAAAAATGGATTTGGTAAAGTCGGAGCGTTTAAGGGAGAATGAAAATGGTTGAATGGCGGTCATCGGTTGGTATATAATATACAAAGACATTTATTTAAGCCCTTTCGCCTAAATAAATATGTTTCTCCTAAATAACGCCACCCCCTAAATCCGAATATTCATCAAATCCTTCACGGCCCGTTCATAAGAAATGGATATTTTGTAGAGGTAGTTGCTTTTCAATATTGGAAGACGGGCTGTGCTGTCGCGCTTTCGTGGGTGTTTTTTGGCATATTCGCGAGACCTCTCAGCATAATATTCTAAATTGGCCTTACGATATTGTCGTGCGTATTCGCGTTTTTCTTCTTGTGTCCAGGGCATAGTACTATTATATAATAGTATTATACTTTTAAATGGTTTCTCCTAAATAATCGGCTCCGGGTCGGGGTCGGGGTCGGGGTCGGGGTCATCCTCTACCTTACAGCAACACAACCAATAAAAACAGCGATACAAACTATCCCACACAAACTGTAATGCGCTTATTAAACATACCCTCATATAATTAGCATTTATATTTTCCGCTACCCTTTACGCCAACAGAAGACGGCCTCGCCGTATTTGTGGAAGGTGCTACGTTTCTGGTTTGGCAAATGCATGATGAAATCGGCAACACGACCGATGGAGGCAATATACACGTCGTAGATTTCGTTACTAACTGCGACACAGTACCACCCCCCCTTTGACAAATGCTGCCAAGATAATTCGCACAACACGGTATAAAAATGGTTCCACTCATCTCGGGTTCTTATACACTGTCCAGTATATTTTTCTATGTTATAGTAGGGCGGGTTGTAGAGGACCATATCATATTCTGTAGAGGCATAATCAAACTCCAAACACGAAATGAAGTTCATATCAATTTCGGTTTCGCTGTGTTTATGAAGTAAGCTCACCATATCCATGTAAGGTCGCTTCAATGCGTGGTTGGTGTCGCACCCAATCCAGCGGGGAACACCGGCCGCGCACGCGGCCACAAGAAGGCCACCCCACCCAGCACAAGGCGACAACACGCAATTGGGTTTGAATCGGTCATACACGCACATTGCGATGTGGGGCTGGAAGATGTTGATACTACCAAAGTAGAGGTTGAAGATGCGATACATAACCCAGACATCATCCCGCCATGGCTCCACTTCATTATACCACATCAGCATTTTCTGGACATATCCTTTCTCCAAGTAGCCGCCCTTGTTGTTCAAGAAATCAATAAAAGAGATACCTTCCTTGCCGACAGTATTCATCCTCTCAACGTGGGTAAAATAATTGACGAAGTCGGATCCGACGCGGCATTTGAGTTTTGGGTTTCCTCTAAATAACGCCAGCTGGTAGAAATCCAATATGATTTGTTCGGTTGTGAGATTGGGATAGATGATTCGTGAAATTGCTAAATTGTCGTACATTATAGAATAGAGGCATACAATTAAAAACAGGGGGATTCCCCGTTTTTGTTTTTGTTTATTTGTTTGTTTTTTTTGTTTTGATAATAATAATAATAATAACAATAATAATAATAACAATAATGTTTATATAAGTTTATTCTTTTTTAACCTGTGAAGTCTAACCATCTCCGCAAAATCACCATTCTTAACAGCCTCAATGAACTCTCTCTCTCCGGGCTCGTATTCGTCGTCTAAGCGATGTTTGTCGCAACTGCGGCACATTGGCGAATCAATTGGGTCGTCGGGTTTAACACAAGGAGTATCGCCGCATCCGACGCATTGGCAATAGTAGTGAATGTTGTCTTTGGCGGCTTCGTCGTCGGAGCAGTATAGACACAAGTTAGCATTAGGAAAACTTTGTCTGAAACGGCACTCCGTACATTTTCGTTCTATACGAATGCGGTGTGCTTCATAGCAGTCGTCGCAGTATAGAATATCATTGCCTCGGTAGTCAGTCCATTCGTCGCGACTTGTTTTATAGCCACACATTTCGCAGCACTCGCGGTTATCCTCCGGTGCGCAACTCTCGCATTGCCACTGGTCGTCGTCGGTGTAGTTGCCACAGCTGCTGCGCTCGTGGCAGAATGCGCACTTCTTGTAGGGGGCGACGTTGGGCGAGTCGCGGGCATCAACGTCTGGCTCACAAGAGGGACAGAATTGGTCGGCAAATGGTTGAAGCCCTTGTCCGTATTGGCACAGGTACCCCTTTCCACATCCATCGCATTCGTCGTATGATGTGTCCGTATGGTCTTCGTTGTAGTCATCAATGCAGGGGACACACATGTATTTCCCATCAATGGTGGCGATGAGTTGGTCTTCGGGGGTCTTGTTACAGCACCAAGAGCAAGCGTTCATCTTGCGGAGTTTCTCTTTGCGCTCGGTACGGATGCGTTCAATGCGGGCAATCTGTTTTGCGGTGAGTTCGGTGTTCATTTTGTTCTTTCGTAGTTTGGTTTGGTTTGTTCGTTAGGTTCATACAAGTTTGTTTTTAAATTATGCTTCCAGATAAAGCAACGAAAAAGATTTCAATTTTTTGGGTGGTTTACCAAAAAACTGAAAATGGACATTTATTCCTTGTCGTGGATTTTGATGTATGTCTTGGCCTGGGCTGCGCTACTCCCCATCGCTTCCATATCCGCTGACATCTTCTCGGTCTCTTCCATGAGCTCTTTGTATTTGCTCGTCAAATAGAAATGCCTCAAACTATTGACGGACTTGGCCCCGCCAAAGATTTTGTTGAGTCTCTGGTTAAGAGACACGGCGCTCAAAGGTTCAAGATTCCCATTGAATAATAGCGTATCCACTTCGCGGGGGATGACGGCAATCCACTTCGTCAATATCTTCTTCAAGCTTGGAGGAATCTCCAATACCTGGGTGCCCTTCAGGTCCTCTCCATTCTTGGTTGCGGTCTTGAACACATTGAATACAAACAAGTCTTTGTTAAGGTCTACATAGTTCTCGGTCTTCTTGTTGTAGTTTTGATACTTCATTGCTACATAATCGAGTGCGCGGCGTGGAACGACGTGGCCGTTGTAGAGGCTGAGCAACACATACTCCTGTATCTCCATCAGGTCTGGGACACGGAGGGTCTTCTTCTGGAATAAAGCATCGGCGTTCTGTTTGAGGTCAGCGGTAATGGTGCGAATCTCATCAGCGCTGATGGCGGACTCTTCCAGCTTATCGGTCATCTCGCCCTTGTTCGTTTCTGCTGTGTGCTTTTTTATATCAGCCATCATCTCGGTTTGATAAGCCTCTACTGTTGGAGCGATAGCGACAAGCGCTGCGAGGTACGTCTTGCGTGTGTTGGCTGTCTTGGATGAAAGGTAATCTATTACCTTGGCATAGCGTTTGGTGAATAGTGTAGCGTCGGGCTTGTCGCCGGCGCCGAAGGCGCCCTTGTAAATGGAGCGGAGCAAAGAGTTGTATGTCTTGAGTGAGCCGGCGCTTATTTTGGGTTTGTTTGCTTTGATTTCGTCGGTGAAGTTCATTATACTATTGCTAAAGATAATGTTTAAATCTTCTCGATCCTTTATTTTATTTAATTCATCAAACGGAGATGAATGCGCACATTGAGCGTTAAGATTAGCTTTCCTACTTAGTATGTAGTATTGCTCCAACTGTAAAGCGGTGTCCTTATCACATACACGTTCTTCAAGAATTGATACATACTCATCCTTCCATCCACCTGATTTTCGTAGGTGTGTGTATAATTTGCTCCACACCAAAGCACAAGTGGTAACGTTCTTATGTTGCTTCATTCTGTTTTGGTAATGACAGGTTGAACCTACGTACTCGTTATCGCAAAACTTGATAGAATAGATAGTATATGGCTCCATTTACAGTGTGGTATGTATATAGAGGTGGCTTTAAGTGGGTTTTACAGTGTCAATTTAACAAATTAAACGGTTTCCGCCCTGGTTTAATTAAATAAAATATTTTATTTAATTAAACCGGGGCGGAAACCGTTTAATTTAAGTCATTTAACCATTTACTGGCACTGATAAGACCATTTATCGCACTGTTCGCCTACCGTCGCACCACTCACCGAGCGGATTTTGTTATGTCCCGTTCGCTACGCTCACACGGGGGCTGCGCCCCCGAACTACACGCGCTATGTCCAGTTCCGCACTGGATATAGAGCCAATTATTGAGAGACTTACATTAACAACGCAACCCAGAATACCATATCTATAAAGCGCGTCAATCCATAGTATGAGAGGACCGTGCGTATTATGTATGCCGCATCAAACGACAACATAGTATTAACTGCTAAAACTACCATACGCGACGCATTGATAGATTTCAAAAAGCGATTAACTAAATACTCTTGGATGTATCCTATCACCTTGTTTTTGATTTGCTCTATTAGTTTAAAACCTTATGCTTAAACCAATCACCCACACAGAGGACAGCCATCTTCCACGATGCGAGTTTGATGATGTGATGGTTGTCATGTAAGAACTCAACGTTCTTGCTAAGCAACTCACAATCCGCTGGACTGAGATTGCCAAACAACTCGCTATAGATACTAATCAGTAAACACTTCTTATCTATTTTCAGCTTGTCGCCTTTCTTGGAGTTCTCAATCCCACTGTTCTCTACTAGGTTGGCAATCAACGACAACAACTCCATATTATGTTTCTCACCGCGAACCTTCTGGGGCAAGTCAGTGACCCTATCTAAAACGCGCTTGTGTATCTTCGCTATCTTGGCTTCTTTCCATAAGCCATTGGCGGGTTTGAAGTAGGAAAAAGCCGACATTATACTTTACCATAAGATTATAATTTACCCTATCTTGTTTATTTTTTTATATAGAGGAAGTATCTCGTTTTCATAAATATAGTTCTTAATTTCTGGGTGAGGTTCCAAATAGTATTTCAAACACAAATCACTCAGTTGCTTTTCCAAGGCAATATCAATAATTGTGTTATGGTCCATTATA